GTGGAAATGAAAGTGATCAGGGGTCGATGCCGAACGGTTGAGTCATCGACCGGCAAAATCGCCAAGACGGCCAAAGGCAATCCGGTGGACGGCGGCGGTTGGCCCTGTAACCGACAGGGGCGCGGCAAGGCGCACCGCCAGGTCGACCACATCAACGAGGCGTTGAAGAAGAATGGCTGACAATGTCCAGTCGATCATTCCGTACAAGGCCGAGCCGACCGCTCGGGCCTTCCATGCCAGTGTCGCCAAGTACCGCGGAATAATGGGACCGATCGGATCCGGTAAATCGTCAGCGTGTTGCATGGAGATCCTCCTGCGGTCGATGCAGCAACGTCCGAGCGTCGATGGGGTTCGCCGGACACGATGGGCCGTGATACGAGCGACGTACCCGCAGTTGAAGTCGACAACGATCAAGACGTTCTGCGAGTGGTGTCCGGAGACACGATCTGACGGGACACCCTTCTTCATCGTCAACTGGCAACCTCCAATCGTAGGTCATCTTCGCATCCCGCTTCCGGACGGTACGAGAATGGACATGGAGGTGTTCTTCGTCGCCCTGGACAAGGACGAGGACGTCGAGAAACTGAAGTCCATGGAGTTGACCGGAGGGTGGATCAACGAGGCCAGCGAGATCCCGCGGACCATCCTCGACATGCTGTACGGCCGAACCGACCGGTATCCGTCAAAGAGAATGGGCGGGACGACATGGCATGGCGTCATCATGGACACGAACCCACCGGACGATGATTCGTGGTACTACAAGCTGGCGGAGATCGAACGACCCATCGGATACGAGTTCTTCAAGCAGCCTCCGGCCGTCCTGAAGGTGCCAAAGAAGCATCCTGACGATCCGCAGGTATACGCACCGAACCAAGGACAGGCCGGCTACCCATCGGCCGAGAACGTCCAGAACCACAACGCCGGCTACGACTACTACATGACCCAGATCCCGGGAAAGACTGACGAGTGGATCAAGGTCTTCCTGATGGGCGAGTATGGCAGCATCTCGAGCGGGAAACCGGTCTATCCGGAGTACCGCGACGGACTCCATTCCGCGAAGACTGACATTGTCCCGCTCCGTGGCGTCCCACTGATCCTCGGATTCGATTTTGGGCGTACCCCCGCCGGCGTCATCTGCCAGTTGTCTCCGAGGGGCCAATTCAGGATACTCGAGGAGATCTTCGTCGAGGACATGGGCGTCAGAGAATACATCGACACCGTCCTCAAGCCTCTTCTCCGGAACAAGTACGCCGACGTCATGTATTCGGCCTTCGGGGATCCGGCCGGCAGCGGGAAACAGCAAACCTCCGACGATACCTGCTTTGAGGCATTCCGTGATGCAGGGATCCGCGTCGAACCCGCCCGAACAAATGAACTGGTAGCCAGACGCGAGGCGGTCGTGCGATTCCTCAACCGGAATTGCGACGGCCAACCCGGGCTCCAGATTTCTCCGTGTTGCCAGATCGTCCGAAAGGGATTCATGGGCGAGTATCACTATCGGAAGATCCGCGTCTCCGGCACCGATCGATACGCCGAGGTTCCGGATAAGAACCGATTCAGTCATCTTCACGATGCACTTCAATACGCCTGTCTCGAGGCGGAGTCCGGAGCGACCATGATGAGTACCTGGGGCGGGTCCTCGGTTCAGGGGCCCGGGGTGCGCCGACAGATCGTCGACAAAGGGTCTCTCGGCTGGACTTGAACGACCAAAACCGGAACTGAGTCCGGCTTTCGGCTCGTCTTTCGTCCAGAAATATGCTTAACTGTTGACTAATCGATAGCGAGTTCTCTCGCAACGCGATCATTGAGGCACTCATGAGGATGTGACGAAGATTGTAGGACGCGGGCCACGGCGCAGTTCAGGAGATCGGTAGGGGATCAGGGTCCGAACTGCTGGACTGCGTTCTTTCTGGAAACAGAATTATGGCCGGTGGAATACAAAGTGGTGCGGTCTCAAGTGGTCAAACTATCCTCCGAATTGTCGGGCCCGATCAACTCGCAGAACTCGACCGAAAAGCGGAAGCAGAACGCACCGCTCAGGCTCAACCCGAAATCGACGGCCTCGCTCGTTTCATCCAAGAGGAGTATGAAAAAAACGAGCAGGCGCGAAAAGATTCCGGCGTCGAAGATCAGATGATGGCGAACCTCCGTCAACGTGACGGAAAGTATCCTCCCGAGAAGCTTTCGGCCATCAAGGAGAACGGCGGATCCGATGTCTTCGTCAAGCTGACGAACGTGAAGTGTCGTGCGGCCGAATCGTGGATCTCCGACGTCCTGTCGAATGGCATGGAAAAACCATGGACGCTGGCGCCGACTCCGCTTCCGGATCTCCCCGTCAACATCGAGCAGTCCATCACCCAACTCACCATGCAGGAATGGTTGCGAACTATTCCGCAAAACGAAATGTCGCCCGAGGAAACTTTTAAGTTTGCAAGTGGACTTCGAGAAAAAGTCGAGTCGGCGATTGAGTCTGAATCTAAACTCCGAGCGAAGAGGATGGAGACCACGATCGAAGACCAGATGGTCGAGGGAGGGTGGGCTGATGCCTTCGATGATTTTGTCACGGACCTCGTCACGCTCAAGGTCGGGTATATCAAGGGACCGATCGTCAGACGGGAACGGAAACTCGTATGGAAGAAGGGAACCTTCGGGAAGACGGTTCCGGTCATAACGCTCGTCAACAAACTCTGTTTCGAGCATCCAAGCGCCTTCGACTGTTATCCGTCCGATGACGCCATGAATCCCCAGGAGGGGAACTTCATCGAGAAGGTGAGATTCCAGCGCCGTTCGCTTATCGACATGAAGGGTCTCCCCGGGTGGGATGAAGACGCCATAGATCTGATCCTCACCGAATACGGGCAGGGTGGCCTCCGCGAATGGACAACCATCGATCAGGAACGCGCCGAACTGGAAGCCAGATCAGGAACGGTGTCGGGTGACAATCGCAACAAAATCGCCGGGAAGGAGTTCTGGGGATCCGTTCAGGGGAAAGAGTTGATTGAACGCGGAATGACGCGAACTCCCGATGGCAAGCCGATAGAACCACTCGATGAGTACGAGGTCAACGCGATCAAGATTGGCAACTATATCGCGTACTGCGACTTCAATCCGGATCCCATGGGTGAACGGCCGTACAATAAGACCGGATACGACAAGATCACCGGATCATACTACTACAAGGGCGTTCCTGAACTCATGGATGATCTCCAACAGATCTGCAACGCCTCTGTCCGTTCCATGGTGAACAACATGGCGGTTGCCGGCGGGATGCAGGAGGTCATTGAGGACGTCAACAGGATCCCGCCTGGGGAGAACATCACCTCCGCCAAGCCATTCCAGATCCGGCAATTCATCAACCCGAAGAACTCCACTCTGCCGGCCGTCAGTTACTTCCAGCCTGAATCCAATGCTACAGAGTTCATGGGGATATACGAGAAGTTCGCCCAGATGTCTGACGATTATACGGGGATCCCGGCCTACACCTACGGGAACGACAAGGTGGCTGGAGCTGGACGTACAATGGGAGGACTTACGATCCTGATGAACAGCGCGACCCGCGGAATCAAGAAGGTTATCGCTCGGATCGACAAAGACGTGATGAGTCCGACGATCAAACGGATCTACAACTGGAACATGCTCTACAACCCCGACGACACGATCAAGGGGGATGCCCAGATCCTCCCGATAGGCGTCCTGGGGTTGATCGTCAAGGAACAGGCGGCGGGGGCCACCACGGAGTTCTTGGCTACGACCGCCAATCCGATCGATCAGGCGATCATGGGTCTTGCAGGACGGGCCGCTGTACTCAGGGAGAACGCCAAGAGACTGACCATTCCGGTCGATGATGTTGTTCCGTCGAAAGAAGTAATGAAGGCCAGAGAAGACGCTTTGAACTCGGCGTCGGCGGGTGTTCCGCCAGGGCCTCAGAAGCAGGTTGCGTAACAATCAAAACAGTACAAAACAGTAAAACAGGAGGTAGGTAGATGAAACGGATGAGCAAGTTGGCGACGGTGGTTGTTGGGGTGATGTTCTCGGTTGGCCTGTGCATGGCGGCCGACAGATCGAACTATTCGGTGAACCGCCTCATGATCGGGGATCCCCTGGTGGAGATTACGGCCACCGGCACGGAACTCAACAACGTGGCCGATCTGAGCGCCCTTGGGACCAATGGATATGCCGCGAGTTCTCAGTCAACGTCTGTCGAATCTCTGGCGTCGGTCCAGAAGACCGTTATCACGATAGCGCCTACGAACAAAGTGTTCACGACGGGATCAGATGAAGGCGAGAGTTTCCAAGTATGGACATTCCCTAAAGGCGGAACCACGATTCTTTCCGCCAATCTGAATGCAACATGGGTCACATCTCTTGGAGCCACGGGCGATTATTACTTTGCGATGGGTTCTGTTGCGGCTGGAGATGATGCTGACCTGACCTCTACCGAGGCCGACATTATCCCGAAGACCACGGTAAGTACTGATGGGAGTGTCGTGAATACCAACGCCGCCGATGGACTATTGCTGGCTCCTATTACCATCGATGGAACCACGACGGCTGTCCCGCTGTACTTCAACTTTGCGATGGCAAACGCTGATATGGGCGGAGTGAACCAGACCAGCACTATCTCGGGGACACTGACTCTGTACTGGATCAACGGCGGAACGCACTAATACTAGACCTCCATGAGAAGAGAAACAGAAGAACTCGCGAAGGCGATATGCGCGTTGAAGGGGAATCCCTTCTTTGACTGCATCGTCAAGCACCTGAAGGACTCTCTCGCCAGCCAGAGAGAGGTGAACGACGGCATTGTAGGGGATGCCGAGTCACGGTGGGGCCAGGGAAGGGCTCAGGAATTGGCTGACATTGTACGGGCGGTGGATCAGGCCGAAAAGACTCGAGCGGCTTTCGCTAAGGGTCGGCCGGCCGGTGAGACCGCGTATTAAGTGATCTCGAAGGGGAGTAGGGATAAGCGCCCGTAAAACGCAGACCGTAAAGTCGGCGCGGTGGGCAGACTGACCGAGGACTCTTCGTAACAAGCCAGACCGTAAAGTCGGCGGCTAAGGAGACAGTATGCCAGGAATACCAGCAAAAGTAGCAGAGGCGGCGGCAGAGGCAGACCGTATGCAGGATCAGATAGCGGCGGCGGCTCAGATCCCCGTGGAGACTCCGGCACAGCCGGAAGCCCCGGCGGCGACCGACGATCCCCAGTCCGTTCCGGCAGGCACGGCGCCCGTTCAGGCCGACGGCACTCCTATCGAAACTCCGTCAGACGAAGGGCTTCAATCGAGGCTCGAAGAGTCGAACAGACTTCTCGATCTCGAGCAGAAGCGCCATGCGACCCTGAAGTCAAAGTACGATCGGGAAGTCCCGAGGCTGTATCGCCAAATCCGAGAACTCACCGAAAGGTTGGATTCTCTGGAGAGAAGACCAGCGGCCCCGGCAGTGACAACTCCGGAGACGGCTCCGCAGCGGCCCGATCACCTGAAACTTCTCAGTGACGACGAGACGAAGGATCTCGACGCACGGGTCCTCGACCTCCAGGCGCGTCTCGCCCGTGGGGTCGCTGATGCGGGCGACGCGAAAATCATGCGAAAACTGACGGCCGAGATCGATGCCATCAAGCGCATGATGAACCAAGGCAAGATGGTAACTCTGTGGGACACCGTAGAAAAGGCGCACCCTGGGGCCCGAGCCATGGATAACACGGACGCTAATTGGCACACCTTCCTCGATTCTGTCGACCCCTTGAGTGGGTTGTCCTACGGGGAAATCGGAGAGAGTGCGATCGAGGCTGGAAACGCCGAAAGACTGATCAGGTTGATCGGCACCTACAAGGCTGAAGCTGGTTTAAGTGACCCGGGCCAAGTGGTACCGGGAGTCAAGCCGAGGACGGTCCGGACGGACAGTCCTAAGCAGAATCGGTCCTCGCCCATGAAACGCCAGATCAAAGAGTCCGAGTTGACGGCATTCGTCTCGGACTACACGAAAGGCGTTTACAAGGGGAACGAGGCCGAAGCGGTTCGGAAACAAAACGAGTTTGATCTCGCCATTTCGGAAGGCCGCCTTCTCTTGGGCCAGTAGACGACCGAAAGTCGTACTGGGTACCTGTAGATGGCTGGCGCCGGCGGGTGGGATCGCAAATGAAGGAGGATGACAATGTCATTCCCATTGGCGGCAGGTTTCAGGGACATCGCATCGACCTCGATGCGGTACGTTCCGGCCATCTACAGCGCGAAGCTGTTGATGAAGTTCTACGACAACACGGTGTTCGCCGCGATTGCCAACACGGAGTACGAAGGCGAGATCAAGGAACAGGGCGACACGGTCTACATCCGGACGACTCCGGACATCACCGTGAGGACCTACAACAAGGGGCAGACGCTCGTTCACGAGACCCCGTCCTCGACGCCCGTCACCCTCAGTATCGACCACGGCCGGTACTGGGCGTTTGTCACCGACAAGGTCGACGACAAGCAGACGGACATCAAGAAGTACACCGACAAGTGGACAGCCGACGCGGCCGAGCAGTTGAAGATCAACATCGACACGCACATCCTTGGTGATGTGTACTCGGACGCCAGCGCCTATAACTACGGCGCCACGGCCGGCAAGAAGACTGGCGACATCGACCTCGGGACCGACGGCGGGACCGCGATCTCCCTGACGAAGTCGACCGTCCTCGAGTACATCGTGGACTGCGGGATCGTCCTCGACGAGCAGAGCGTTCCGGAGTCCGGACGCTGGATGGTGATTCCCCCCTGGATGGCGGGTCTCATCAAGAAGGGCGATCTGAAGGATGCGTCCCTGGCCGGCGACGGCACGAGCATCATGCGGAACGGCCGGCTCGGCATGATCGACCGGTTCACCCTCTACGTCAGCAATCTTCTGACGGAGACGGCCGACGGCAGCGCCAAGGATACGACCCATATCCTCTTCGGGCATCCGAGCGCGATCACGTTCGCCTCGCAGTTGACGGAGAACGAAAGTCTGCCCAACCCGTTCGGGTTCGGCCGGTTGTTCCGCGGCCTCCAGATCTTCGGTTTCAAGGTTGTGAAGCCGGAAGCCCTGGGCGTTCTGTACGCGCACAACGGGTAAGTGATTTGGATGAGGGTAGACCGCCAATGGGGCGGTTCTCCCTGATTCCAGTAGTGAAAAACAAGGAGAATGGAAATGACGACTGTTTCGACCAAACTGATCACAGGGACCCCGGCGGTCCTTTGTGTGCCTCACTTCAACCAGGTGGTGTGGGACTTTGCCACGTACAACGGCACGGCCACCAACATCTACCAGATCTTCCAGTGTCCGGAAGATTACGTCGTCCTGTCGGCGGGATACGAGATCCTGACGGCGGGCACGGCAACCGGAACACTGGATCTGGGAAAGGCTGGCGGGACGGAACTCCTGTCGGGGATTGCTCTCGATGCCGCGGCCGGGACGAAGAACCAGGGCGCCATGGCGGCCCCGGTGTTCTTCTCCGACAGCGATACCATCGACGTGCAGATCAACACCGCGACGATGATCGTTGGCAAGATCCGCCTCTGGTGGATCGGGTGCGACGTGAGCGAGTCGAGTACCGTTCACAGTCTGCCGTAGTAGTGCTGGCACAAGGCAAACTGAGCCCGGGGGCGTTATCGCCCTCGGGTCTCTTTCAGGATTTCAGGGATAGGTTAGTTCAACAACAACCAGTAAAGAAAGGTGGGGAGTATGGCAAATTGGTTGAGGAAGTCGGGTACGAACGAAGTGTTTGTTAGAACGGCAATTCTTGCGGGGAAACCGGACATGTTCCCGATCGACGAGGAAGATGCCATGATTCTGAGGGCGAAGACCAAGGGCAAGCCCGAAAAGCGGTTCGGATCGGAACTTCCGGCGACGGCACCGGCCCTGACGCAGACGATCGACGCCATGAGCGAGGATGAACTCCGCGCGAAAGCGGCCGAACTGAAGGTGTCCGTCAAGGATTCGGCGACCGCCGATCAGATCCGCAAGAAGCTGAAGAAAGTCATCGAGAAAGACGCCGAGGAAATGGCGGCATCTCGCGGCACCGCGGCAACAACCGTGGCCACGCCGCAGGCACAACACCAGGTGGTCGAACCCCCGCATGCGTAAAACATGACGCCTACAGACATCCTTACCGACATCCGGAGCGCGATCTCGGATGAGAGCAGTGTTCGATGGGTCGACGCGACTTTGCGCCGATACATGCTCGACGGGGAAGTGGAGATCGTCAACGCACATCCCGAGGCTCAGTACGGGTTACGGGTGTCTAATTCGGCTCCAACTCTCCTCGCGGCGAATAGTGATTCGTTCACTGTTTCTTCTGAATACAGGACTGCCCTCATTCATTATGTCGCGGCCCGGGTGTTCGGTGAGGATTCTGATGATGCCGCGAATGCGGCGCTATCGAAGATGCACTTCGCTCTCTTCACGGAGGCACTGGCATGATCTCCCGATACGAGGATCTATATCCGCTCTGCCAAGTGGAACTCCCGAAATGCCCGACTCCTCTTTTGCTTCAGCATCTCCAGTTGACGGGTAGGGATTTCTGTCGGATGACGGAATCATGGCATGAGCGTCTGACCATGAACCTCGTCGATGATCAGACGGACTACGTACTGTCTCCGTCCTACGACGTTGAGATCATCCGTCCGTGGAAAGTATGGGCTACCGGAGACGAGGATGACAACCCCGTGGATCCTCAACTGTACGACTTCACTCCGAGTACAAATACCCTTTCTTTCGATACGGCTCCCGATGGGTACACTAATGCGACCGCCTGGGCGACCGGAACGGTCTATGCCGTTGGCGTTGAGGCGTCCATCAACAACAAGACTTATGAGTGCGCCACGGCTCACACAGCCGCCGCGACCTTCGCCGCGGATCTGGCCGCCGGATACTGGACCGACGTCACCGATGATCTGATCGTTAAAGTGGTGCTTCTGCCTCGACTGTTCACCTGTGAACTGGCGGGCTACTTCATGGAGAAGTGGGCCGAGGGTCTTGCCGCCGGCGCCGTGGCATCCCTGAAGTCGATGAAGAACAAATCATGGTCTGACCCTCAAGGAGCAGCCGAGAAAAGGGCCCAGTACGACCTTTTCAAGGCATTGGCGCGTCGGGAGACCTACACCGAGAACAAGCAACAACCGGTAATGATTCAACGGACCTCGTGGCTCTGAGGCAAGGGGGGATGAATGTT